CTCTACGTCTCGACACTCGGTGTAGGTGTGATGGGTGTGTCCTACACTATCGGCGCGGCTTTGAATCTCGATGTGACCAACATTCAACAGAACGTTCAGGCAGGCGTTCAGTATCTATCTCAGCAGCTACGGGCTTTCGGCGGCAACTATCCCTTTGCTGTAGCCGCGTATTACTCGGGCGCGTCTACTGTGTTGTTCTGGAATGGCATACCGAATTTTGCCCCAGCGCAGAACTTCGTGTACAACGTCAGCACGCTGGCGAACAGAGCAGGCAGCGGTAAGATGTCACTGGGCACAGCGCTACGGAGTCAGTCTAATACAGATGCAGACGAAGCCCCATCCTTGACTTCAATTCTCACTACTCCCGGCGCGAGTAATCAAGCACAAGGATCGGACTACTACATCGGTTCTGTCACAGGAGCGTATTCACCGAATGCAGGATCAGACGTAGCCAACAGCCTGAAGACCGCACTGCAAATTCCCGATGCGACTTTAGCTAATCAGCCTTGGTATCAAGACAACGGATTGGTCACAGGTAATCCAGCGATTCGTCGCCGCGTCCAACCTGTGAGTTTCGTCATCTATCTCGATCAGCAAATGGGTCAGCCGTTACAGGCGCAGGGCGCGAACGGAAGTCCGAATGGTCAACCAATTGAGTTGCAACTCAATACCTCGCTTACGACCTTCAACATTTCTAGCAAGCATATTTACAACAGGACACCTTCTCGCACAGGCATGCACGTAACGTTCTGGGGCATGCAGCCAGACTTGATCAGTGGTTCTGGAACCACTGGAGTGTTCATGAATCAGTTTGGTTTGACCGACTTCTTCAGCGTGGCTAATATTTCCCCTGATGTCGCTCAGCTTATCTCTAGTGGATTTTCACACAAGTTTAAGGCGAACGCTTCGGTAGGGGTGTCGAGCGCTACGCCGTTGTCCACGGGAGCAGTCGTAACGACCGGCATCGCTGGTGGAAACCAGCAGGCTAGTCAGGTCATCAATAACCTTCAATTGAACAACCCAAATGAAGCTCTTCGCGTTGCCGCGCAAGACGCTTTCATAGAATTCATGAAGATGTTTCAGATGAACGCCAATCGCTGGTTCAACACCCCCAACTATTCTGGTAGCACGACAGGGCAAGATCAAATGGCTCCCAATGCGTTCTCTCCGCAGACGGGTATCAGCACCTTCCAGCAACACGCTCGTAACAACGATGTTATGTCCAGAGGGTACATCGCAATGAAGTGGCGTAACTCGATTTACCTCGGATACTTCAAGACGTTGACGTGGACGCAAGACGCAGAATCTCCGTTCCAGTGGAAGTTCAGTTTTACTTTTCAGGTGGAGCGCACCTACTCGGCTTTGTATACTGTGAACTCAGCTTCAACTCCGACCAACACGACGCAGACTATAACTCTGCCGGGTGGTACGACCATTCAACAGGCTGCTCCGCAACCAACGACTAGCCAGCTTCCGAATCAGGTGACATAATGGCAGCCAATGACCTAACAGACATTCGTCCAGATGGTGGGGCGAATAATCCGACAGTATCACCACAGACTCTCCCTACTCGCGGAGAAAAGAGGATCATTCCCACTCCTGTCGCTCCAAGCACTTTGTCCGCAGAAGCGCAGCAGTATCTCGGGAACAAGCCTCGGATTTTCAAAAACACGGGGCGCACCGCACTGGTGCAGGCGTCAGACTTCGCTGTAGCGGCAGCCTTGGAACCGTTCGTGGACTATGTTTTGATTCGAATTCCTCATCGCGGAGTTAGCACGACAGGGCAAATGACTAACGACACTGCGGTTTATAGGTTTCTTATCAACCCATCCACGGTACAGGTCAATCGTAACACTATCGACGCGCAGGCGCTTACTCGCGCTGGCTGGCAGATCGGAATCTGGGGTGAAGACTCACTGCAAATCAGTCTCAGCGGAAAGACAGCAGGGCAGTACTTTGCTTTTGGCATCGCCGATCAATGGCAGCCGTACACCGAGTCTTACAGAAACTTGCAGCAGCTTCAAGTCGTGTTTGAAAACAACGGCTACTGGTTTGAAGGGGAACAAGCTGGAGAGGGTCCGCTCGCCGCTGACTTCGCTCGTCGCCGAATCAAGATGCACGCTGACATCGAACTTATCGTTGGGAACTTCATGTGGTCAGGAATGTTCGACAGCCTCAGTATCAATCAGAGCGCTGATATGCCCTTCCTCATGGACTTTTCTCTCACGTTCATCGCATGGAAAGAGCGGTTTCGTTCGGGTTCGCCATATAAAGACACGATTCACAACGACGTTCAACGCGGACACGCGTATGACTCTTGGGCGGCAACATCGACCGCATCCCAGAATGAAATTTCATCCGCGATACTAGCGAACGCACCAGTATTTCCAGCAGTATCAGCGCCGCTACCAGTGCTGCAACAACCGGGCACCACACCCACACCGCAGCCGGGACAGCCGAATCTTCCAGTATCAGGGGCGCAGCAATCCGCCACGCAGAGCAACACTCAATGCACGGTGAACGGTACGATACAGAGTAGCGAACCTTCAGGACCGATATTGAACCCTGCTGGCTGGGCTACGTTCTACAACGGAGGTCTGTGATGGCTAACGGAATCCGTAACGTCTCACAAACCGTTCAAGAGCGCGAGATAGTTAAGCTAGCGCCTGACATCGTTGTGTACTTTGAGGGACTGCCCTATCTGATCAATCGCTTTATCTCCGATCAGAAAACCAACAACCCATTCGTCCTCGTGAACTTCAACGATCACGTTTCAAGCTTCAACTCTAATTACGACACTGATCTGATGGTGCCGAGCGCGAACATCAGCTTACAGGTGCCGAACTACATGCGTTATGTCTATCAGATGCCGGGCGGCAACAACTTGATCGCAACCATGATGCAGGTGCAGGTGTACGCTAAGGGTTATTACATGTCGGCGCAGGGTGACACAGTATACCGCCGCGTATTCAAAGGCGTGGTGTCACACGTTGGTTACAACGACAACGGAAAGACCATTGAGATTTCCATACAGTGTTACGGTTCACTGTACATGTTGGAACTCATGCAGATTAACCTTAACCCGTCTGTGAACATGGCGGTCCACTCCGCGTCGCAGCTTACTACCAACGAGACGATATTTGGCGACCACAACCCGTACCGTGTGATCACGGACGCGTTCACTTATGGTCTACAGTCGGACGGATTTCAGTTGGATTCGTACTTTCAAACTTCTCCAAGCCAAGACCACAACATGTTCTCGCAATCTGTGCAGCGCGGTTACATCGCTAAGTGGCAAGCTATTCTGTTCAACATGGCGAAGGATGTCCATGTGTACGGTACGAGTTGGAAAGATAATCCAACGGTACTATCTACATCATCGGAAAAGGCAACAGCCAAACGGTCCCCCGTAAAGGGCAAGCCAGATAAGGACACCGCTGGCGCATCTACTACACGTTTTGCTCCAGTGAGTGAAGCTGACGACGTTACAAACCACACTTACTACTCGAAGATCGCACAGTTCCATCCGTTTTCCACCATCACGGCTCTGAACACGGTCAACAACAATATCGTGAATCGTCTGGAACTCATTCGCCGCATGATAGGAGTCATCGGGTTTGAAGGGTATCAGGACGTTGATGGCAAGATCATTGTGAAACCACCTCTATACAATCTTGACGTGCTGAATCTGGGTGTGCGCTCTAAACAAACATCCACGATTCCACCATTCGGATCAAGCAACAGTCAACAAAACCCGCTCACGTCGATTTATCCAGAGAGCAACCCGTTCGTGGTACATCTCTCGGAAATTTTGTCTGAGCAGGAGACAGAAGATCAGGCGGCGATACGCCGTACTCGCACCGTTGTGTGCGGCGCTCTCGACCCTAAGTTGGTGCAGGTTGACTTGCAGACCGCCATCAAATCGACGGCTGAGTACATCGACATCAGTAAGCTTCAAAAGTTTGGTCTTCGCGAAGAGCAGGCTTACATGATTCCGTGGTTGTCCATCGACGACAAAGAGTCTCTGTTCGCAACCGCGATCTTGGACACAGTTCGTGCCAACCGAGCATACCGCACATACACGGTTACGATCCCTTTGCGTCCTGAACTCAAACTTGGCTTCCCAATGTTCTTTCCGCACAAGGACATGTACGGCTACATCAAGAGTATCAATTTGACTTATCAGGTTGGCGGCACCGCGACCATGCAGATAACATGCGATTCGATTCGTCGCCGAGTGCTCGTCAACACTCCACAAAAAACGAATGACAACCCACCGAAGGAGTACAACGCATGGGTTACAGCGCCGAACCTCGTCTATAAATGGTCAAAGACTCCGCCTTCACCATCTCAGACGTCGTTGAACCAATCGCCCAATACCAGCGTAAGTTTTGGTGTGTCTTCCGCCGAACAGACCAGCACGGGCGGTATACAGCCAAAGCAAGGTAATCAGAACTTCACAAGTTTGGTAGGCACTCCAGCCACGCTGTACAACACAGCTAAGGATACGCAGCCATCGCCGCAGCAAATCACTGTCCAAGCATTCTACACACAAAAGATGGGCGCGAAGATTGGTACACAGTTCGACACCGCTTTTGCAAACTGGACAATTGCGAATGATGCAAACTCGAACCAAGGCACTATCGACCCACGCACTAATCAGGGATACTACACGTATCAGCGGGCGACGGACTATTACTACATGCTCGACATTCGCGGAAACGCTAACCAGACGGCTGTCATTCCCTTCACAGACCAGAAGGGCTACGAAGTCATCGCGCCTTTCCCGTGGGGACGATACACGGACCTGAACACCGCCATTCTTGAGTTTACGGAGATGGGCTGGGTTCCGGGCACCACG